CAAGATGGTAATCAGATTGCTGTTTTTAAATTCACTAATATTTCTGATGGTACAGGTGAAAGTGCAGTAAAAAAAATTGATGTTTCTGCACTAGCTACAAATATTAATGGTGAGGCTTGCACTAGAGTAACAATAGAAAAAATGTGGTGGCAATGTAATGGAATGAAAGTTAAAATTTTATTCGATGCTTCTACAGATGATTTTTGTATTGAGCTTGGTGAAAATCAAAGTGGACATCACGATTACACATCATTTGGTGGTTTAGTAAATCCAGCTAGTTCTGGAGTAACTGGTGACATTATGTTTACTACTGTAGGACATAGTTCAGCAGATACTTACACTGTTATTATGCAGGTTAGAAAGAGCTATTAATGGCTAGGAAGCGAGATAAACAGCCTCCTAAAACAAAAAAATATTTTCGCTCCACAAAAAGTGGAGCGGGGATGACACAGGCGGGTGTTGCTCGTTATAGAAGAGAAAACCCTGGAAGTAAACTAAAAACTGCTGTAACTGGTAAAGTAAAACCAGGAAGTAAAGCAGCAAAAAGAAGAAAGTCATTTTGTGCAAGAAGTGCAGGTCAAATGAAAAAATTTCCAAAAGCAGCAAAAAATCCAAATAGTCGTTTACGACAAGCAAGAAGAAGATGGAAGTGTTAATGAAAGCGTCTGATGTATTAAAAAAATTAGAGCAACATGAGGCTGAATGTGGACTTCGTTACAAACGTATTGAAGAACGATTAGATGAGCAAAAAGTAAATTTTAAAAATTTAGATATGCGTTTGTGGGGTATTGCTGTTTTAATAGTAGTTATTGCTGGGTTGGAGAAGTTATTTTAATGGTTATGGGTCGCTCACAAATGAGCAAACAAATAACTAAACCTCCAAGAAAGAAAAAATGGAGTATGAAAAGAAAGAAAAAAATAAATTGTGCAAGACCAAAGGGATTTAGTGAAAGAGCATATTGTGCAGGGAGGAAAAAAAGAAAATGAGAATGGCATCACAAAGTAGAAAAAAAGTAAAAAAAGTTATTAAAGGTTTAAAAAAAGCAAGTAAATTGCATGCAAAACAAGCAAAATCTTTAAAAAGTGTAATTAAAAAAAGAAAACAGAGGTAAAAATGGTTTCAGTTAGAAAAAAAAAAGTGAACCAAAAAAAGGTACGGGCAAACATCCAGGCAAAAAACACGGCAGGAGGCTCTACACGGATGAAAACCCGAAAGATACAGTCAAAATTAAATTTGCAACCCCTGCAGATGCCCGTGCGACTGTGGCAAAAGTTAAAAAAATTAGTAAACCATTTGCTAGGAAAATCCAAATCTTGACAGTTGGTGAACAAAGAGCAAAAGTAATGGGTAAAAAAGAAGTGGTAAGTATATTTAAAAAAGGTAAGGAAGCAATAAGAAGGAGTAAAAAAAATGCCTAAAGACGCTTGTTATCATAAAGTTAAGGCTCGCTATAAGGTTTTTCCGTCAGCTTATGCTAGTGGAGCAATTGCAAAATGTCGAAAAGTAGGTGCTGCTAATTATGGTAAATCTACAAAAAAGAAAGCAGAAGGTGGCATTGTTAGAATGGGTAATGGTGGAGTTGCTAGAGGAAAAGCAAAAAGAACTTCAACAAACAAAAACATAGCACGAGGTTGTGGCATTGTTATGCCGAATCGTAGGAAAATAACGAAATACGCTTAGAATGGCAGTTAGAAAGACAAAAGCAGGATTAGCACTTAAACGATGGTTTAAAGAAGATTGGAAAGACCAAAGAACTGGTAAAAAGTGCGGTAGACAAAAAGGTGAAAAAAGAGGCACACCTTATTGTAGGCCAACAAAACGTATTTCTAAAAAAACACCTAAAACAGCATCAGAGATGACAGCAAGTGAAAAACGTAGTAGAATATCACAGAAGAAAAGATTAGGACAACCAGCAGGTAAACCTAGAAGAGTTCAATCACTAAAAAGGAGAAAAAAGAAATGATGAAACCAAGAAAAAGAATGGCTAAAGGTATGGCTATGAAAAAAAAGGGCGGTGCTATAAAAAAGATGCGTTATGGTGGCACTGCAAAAAAAATGGCTAAAGGTGGAGCTATGAGAAAAATGGCTAAAGGCGGTGCATTAAGAAAAATGGCAAAAGGCGGAGCTATGAAAAAGATGACTGTTGCTGCAGCGAAAAAATTTCTTGCTTCCAAAGGTTTTAAAGTAACAAAAAAGTAAAATGCCTTATTTACAAAGTAACATTCCGTACTTCAAGTGTTGGGTGCGAAGAGAGTACACGCACAACCATTTAAAATATCATGGTGATTTTTTACATGCTATGGCAGTTGCAGTAACAACAATGCCAAATAGATGTTTAAGTTTTCAAGTTATTTTTACAGGTTGTGAAGAAGATGATAACGTGCATGGAGGAGCAATGTGGGCTAGAATGCCTATTACTGCTTTAGTTGGTGATACAGACAATGATATTTGGCCAGAACCTATGCCAACACATGCTGTTCAACCCTGGGATTGCATGTCACGTTATCATGCTGTGTATCAAATAAAAAGAGCGTCACCTTGTCCGTGGATTGCAAAAATTGAGGGTGAGTTTTATCCAGCAAAATATTATTTTACTGTTGATTACACTAATAGTGAAGTTGCTGATGATCCTGCACAACATAAACAAAGTCATGTTTTAGAATTACTAGATGCAGGACAATATACAGGTAATATCGTTGCATTGCCTAATAATCGTGTGCGTGTTACACATCCAGCATGGTTTGAAACTGGAGAAGGTCCACCTGATTTTAAACCCTCGCAACATATACACTATTCAAAGTCTGATTTAGATTATACACTAGATGTGAATAGAGTGTTTGATAATTTATATAATGAGGAATAAATGACAGTTTCAGGATCAACTAATTTTGAATTAGATGTAGCAGAATACATAGAAGAAGCATTTGAAAGATGTGGTTTAGAGGTAAGAACAGGTTACGATTTACAAACAGCAAAGCGTTCTTTAAATCTATTGTTTGCAGATTGGGCTAATCGAGGATTAAATCAATGGACAATTGCACAAAGAACTCAAGCAGTTACAGCAGATACTGCAAGTTATAACTTAGCAGCAGATACGATTGATGTTTTGTCTATGGTTGTTACTCGTGATAGCACTGATTTTTCTATGTCAAGAATAAGCAGAGATGCTTATTTATCTATACCAAATAAAGCAACAACAGGTAGACCAACACAATTTTTTATAGATAGACAATTAACACCAGTAATTAAAATTTGGCCTACACCAGAAAATTCTACAGATGTATTAAAATTTGATGTATTAACAAGAATAGATGATGCAGATGCTGTAACAAATACAGTTGATGTTCCTTTTAGATTTTTTCCTTGTTTAGCAGCAGGTTTAGCATATTATTTATCTATTAAAAAAGCACCTGATAGAGTGCAAATGTTAAAAGCAATGTATGATGAAGAATTTTTAAGAGCGATGGAAGAGGATAGAGATAGAGCATCATTTACTATTTCACCAAATTTAAGTTTTTATAGGATTTCATCTTAATGGGTAGACTTGCTTCAGGAAAATATGCTTATGGAATATCAGATCGTTCAGGATTTCGTTATCGTTTACGAGATATGAAAAAAGAATGGAACGGCTCTTTAGTTGGTAAAGATGAATATGAGCATAAACATCCACAATTAGAAACAAGGCGACATGCAGTAGATGGTGAAGCTCTAACAGATGCAAGACCTGATAGAACAGAACCTGCTGTATCTGTTTTATTAAAATTAAACGCTTTTAAATCTGGTTCATCAGGTTCTGCTGTAATTACAGTTACAGAAACTTCTCATGGACGAAGTTCTTCAGATGTAGTAAGATTTAGAGATGTTGAAGGTTTTGATGGTTTTACAAGTGCAATTTTGGAAAACGCTTCTGGATATAGTATTACAAAAGTTGATGATAACACCTACACGTTCACCGCATCGTCAGGCACGGCAACACAAGGTAATACAGTCGGGGGAGGTAAAATTGCGTCTGCTGGACCAGTAACATTGAGTAGTTAAATGAGTTATACTTTTACAGAATTAAGAGATTTAATAAAAGAGTATTCTGAAAACACAGAGATATCTTTTGTTAATAATTTAGATAACATAGTAAAAGCATCTGAAGATAGAATTTTATATTCTGTTGATTTAGAGGTTTTTAGAAAAAATGTAACATCTGCATTCACATCATCAGACCCATTTCTTTCACAACCAACAGATTTTTTAGCACCACTGTCCTTACAAATAACAACTGTAGGTTCAAAAAGTTTTTTACTGCCAAAAGATGTAAATTTTGTTCAATTATATACAAATGATTCAAGTTCTACTGGTTTACCAAAATATTATGCTATTTATGATGTAGATAATTTTATTGTAGGACCAACACCAAACTCCAATTATGCTGTTGAATTGCATTATTTTTACAGACCAACCAGTTTAAGTGAATCAACACAAACATTAACAGTAAGTAATGTTAGCGGAACTTTTACTACAAGTGATACAATTACTGGAGGTACAAGTGGTGTTAAAACAAAAGTAAGTGCTGTTCCTAGTGGCACAACTTTAACAATGGTTGTTCCTGGTCAAGATTTTACTGTGGGTGAAACAGTAACAGGTAGTTCCAGTAGTGCTACAGGAATTGTAGTATCTGTAACTAATGATACAACAAAATCTTGGTTAAGCACAAATGCACCATTTGCTTTGTTTTATGGCAGTTTAGTAGAGGCTTACACTTATATGAAAGGTGAAGCAGATTTAATGCAATTTTATGAGCAAAGATTTCAATTAGAATTATCTCGTCTAAAAGATTTTGGCGAAGCAAGAGAAAATGCAGATGCTTTTAGAAGAGGTCTGCCAGATAGAGTAAGAACGTAGGAGTAAAACATGGCAACATCAAATGCAGCAACTAACTATCTGGAAAGAAGGTTATTGCACTTTATATTTAAAAATAATTCACTTAGTTTTTCTAGTCCAGGTGATAGTATATATGTAGGACTAGCAACAGCAGTATCTGCGGCAGAAACTGGTTCAGTTACAGAAGCTAACTTTACTAATTATGCAAGACAACAAGTAACTGCGGCAAACTGGACAACAATAGGTGCAGATAGCACAGATACACAAACAGCAAAGAATGCTGCTAACATAGAGTTTCCAGCATCAGGTGGTGGTGGCACTGACACAATCACTCATGTGTTTATTGCAGATGCATCAACCAGTGGTAACATATTATTTGTTGGTGCTTTAGATGCAAGTAAAGCAATTGCAGAGGGTGATATATTTAGAATTAATGCAAACAATCTAACAATAGAGTTAAAATAATGGCATTTACAATATCTGATAGAATAAAAGAAACCACTACAACAACGGGTACAGGAACGTATACTTTAGCGGGTGCTGTAACAGGGTTTGAAACATTTACCGCTAATTTAAGTAATGGTGATACAACATATTATTGTTGCACAGATAATTCAGATTTTGAGGTTGGATTAGGGACTTTTACATCTTCAGGTACAACTTTAGCAAGAACAACTATATTATCTAGTTCTAATTCTAATAGTGCTGTGAACTGGACATCAGGAACAAGAACAATATTCTGCACATTACCTGCGGCAAAAGCAGTTATTGAAGATGGTTCTGATAATGTAACTGTTGGTGGTGATGTATCTGTTGGAGATGATTTAACAGTAAATGGTGGTGTGGTAGAAGTCAAAAATACAGGTGCACAATCTGTTGTAAGATTTTATTGTGAATCAAGTAATGCACACTATGCACAAATACAAGCACCAGCACACGCAGATTTTGATGGTAATAAAACATTAACTTTGCCAGCGTCAACAGATACGTTAGTTGGTAGAGCAACAACAGATACTCTTACAAATAAAAGTTTAACAGCACCTATATTAACAGGGTCAGATTCTGCTGCAGGTTCTATTTTATTTAAAGAAGATACAGATAATGGAACAAATGCTGTTACTCTTATAGGCCCAGCATCTACAGCAGATGTTACAATCACATTACCTAATTCTGCAGGAACTGTTGCATTAACTTCAGATATACCTAGTGCTGGTATTTCTAGTGGTAATGTTGCTACATTTACATCAGGTGTTGCAGATGATGATTTTTTAAGAGTGTCAGGAACTGCTATTGAGGGTAGAAGTGCATCAGAAGTATTGTCTGATATAGGTGGTCAGGCTTCATTAACTTTTGGTATTTCTAATACAAATGCAGTTAAGATAGATAGCAGTAGTGTAGCTGATGATGAATTTGCAAGATTTACAGCAAACGGATTAGAGAGTCGCAGCACATCAGAAGTTCTTTCAGATATCGGTGCTCAAGCATCACTAACATTTGGTATATCAGATACCAACGCTGTAAAGATTGACAGTTCATCTGTAGCAGATGATGAGTTCGCAAGGTTTACTGCAAATGGTTTAGAAAGCAGAAGTGCGTCAGAAACAAGAAGTGATATTTCTGCAATAACATTAGCTGAAGCATCTGCTGAAGCAACAAGTTTAGCAATAGCGTTAGGATAGTAAGATGGCAAATACTTTTAAGGTTGTTTCACATGATGTAATGCCAGCAAGTAGTGGAACTCCAGAAGATTTATATACAACTCCAGGTTCTACTACTACAGTTGTTTTAGGAGTTATATTAGCAAATGTGCACACATCACAAGTAACTGCTAGTATAAAATTAGTATCAGATACAAGTGGTGGTGGTAGAACAGCAACAAACACAACAACTTTTTTAGTAAAAAATGCACCTATACCTGTAGGTTCAAGTTTAGAATTGTTATCAGGAAATAAGGTTGTGTTAGAAACTACAGACAAAATTCAAATAGATTGCTCTGTTGCAGATAAAGTATCAGTAACAATGAGTATTATGGAGATAACATAATGGGTTATGTGGGTTTAAAACCAAATCATTTTAGTGGTTCAATAGATATTCAAGGAAATCCTATTGTTCTTGATGCAGATAATGACACTAAAATTACAGCAAGCACAGATGATGTTATTAGTGTAGAAACAGGTGGTTCGGAAAGGTTAAAAGTAAATTCAAATGGTTTAAATGTTGATAAATTAACAGGAGTATCAACGGCTGGTTCTATTGATATAGTTGCAGAGGGAAACAGCACCACAACGGATTTACAACAGGGATTGAGTAAAGCATGGGCTACAAAACAACAAGACGGAACAGCAATCCTTGATTCATTTAATATCAGTAGCCTTGATGATGATGGCACAGGAGATTATGGTTTAAATTTTACTAATAATTTTGGTAATACAAATTATGTGCCTCTTTCACAGATGTTTGGTGGCATTGGAGCTGGCAATTCATTTGGTCGTCATGTTACCTGTGAAACAGCAAATACTTCATCAGCAGAATTTTTAAATTTTTATGGAGATGCCAGCACAAATGCAACATTTACTGATTGGACAGCAAATCATTCCTTTCATGGAGATTTAGCTTGAGAATACAAACTCCAAATTTTCAAGGCACACATCTTTGGGATAGGTTGTGTTGGGCCAAAAAAAATCTCAAACCTTACAAATCAGAATATTGTATTGTATGGAATGATTTTAAAAAACTAAATGATGATATAACAGTAACATACCCAGACCCAAACTTTTTATCATGTGCATTACAAGGTGGCATATTACCCCCAATTCAAGTGTATTGGCAATTAAAGAAAGATGAAGAAAATTCTAATTTTGTAAACCATACACGAGGTTATTTGCTACACAACACAAAACCTATTGAAGCAATGACAGAACAACAAGCAATAGAATATCTTATTATGAAAGATTTACCAGAATATGTATGGAAAGATTACAATAAAGCAAACAAAACACGACTATTGATTTGTAAGAAATCACAGTTACCAAGCACAAAAATATGGAGAAATGCTTGGAGAATTAATCAAGAACTAACCACACATAATAAAAGGGTTGCTTAAATGAAAATTAATATAATAGATAAAGATGGTAAATCTATTGCAAGATCAGATGCAACTGTGCCATCAGAAAGATATTTTAGAGATGCTTGGGTATTATCTGGCAAAACAATTACAGAAGATTTAACAGAAGCAAAAAATATATTTAAGGACAAAATAAGAGAAATAAGAAAACCTTTACTAGAAGCAGAAGATGTAGTTTTTATGAAAGCAATAGAAAGTGATGATACATCTGCAAAAACAGCAAGTATAACAAAAAAAACTAAACTCCGAGATGCACCTAATACAAGTGCAATCACAAATGCTACAACAATAGATGAGTTAAAAAAATCTTGGGATATTGATGTATTAGGCAAAAACCCATATTCATTAGAGGGTGAATAATGAGCAGAGCAAGAGATTTAGCAAATTTAGGTTCTGCCTATAGTGGTGAAAATTCATTTTATAAAAGAAATCTTATTATAAATGGTGAAATGAAATTGAGCCAAAGAAGTACATCTGCAACTGGATTAGGTAATGGTAATGGATTCTATGCTTTAGATAGGTTTGGATATTTTGGTAGTTCATCAGGTAGGTTTACAAAATCACAAGAAAGCATTACAGATTTAACTGGATTTTCAAAAGCATTAAAACTTACTTGCACAACAGCAGATACATCTATTGCTGCC